TTATTATCTATAAGCTTTGCTAACTTGTTTCTTTCCCAATATAGTCTAGTGTTCTCTTCTGCTGTCACGTACTGTAAGTTACACAGTCTATTATCGTGTTTAACACCATTGATATGGTCAACAGTCAAATCACTTTCTCCTTTGAATAGTTTCATAACTAAACGATGTACTCTATATGTCTTATTATATATCTTTATTCTTTCATATCCGTTATGCAACTCTGGTATTCTTTTCTTTCTTGAACCATTCGCAAGAACTCTGAATACTTCACCATTATCATTCACAACATAATTGTCATCTAAATATCTTTCTTCCAAGTATGTTACCCTAACTTTCTACCTAACCATATAACACATAGCAACAAACATATACACATCTATCATAGTTTAATAGCAAGCCATACTAATAGCCATAGCAATACGAACACTGGGTTAATAGCTAACAATAATATCAGCAATGCTATACGTGGACTGATGAACAACATAATAATAAATAATAATATAATCATTCGTTTCTTCCTTATCTTATATAGCAGCAGGGAATCGAACCATACACCTTATTACTCTAACCAGCTGTCTTGTATAGTTGCACCAAGGTACTGCGCAATAGCTTAGCACTTCTTCTATGGACTATACACCACTATCACTTGGACTGGACCTGCACCAGTATTCCTTAGCTCAAGGTGCTACCTCTTACTATTATCTATATCAAGTGTTATTATATACCAGCTACGTTAAAGGTTCACTGACATATAATAAATAAAGGAGAATGAGATACAATGGACTCGAACCATTTGAAGTAGCCAAGGCTATTATCACAGCTTACTTATATCTCTAATTGCAAAGGGCTGTTAGTTGGCGACACTCATTTAACTAAGGCATTCCCGTCACCTTGCACCCTATTGCTTAGGCTGTTAACTCTATAACATTCAAGCGCCGTCAATCAGCGCACCATGTTTAATACTCCAGCCACTACCAATAAGATTGATGTAAATACACTCAATGCAATAGCTAGATAGTCATGGCGATAGTACCACTCCTTAAAGTTGGTAACCGAACCTACACCATATAAAATGCCAAGAATAATCAAGGCAATATTAATTACAATCATTTATTCTCCTGACTTTCTACATAGAGTAAGATACAAAAGGCGTCTGCCATATCGTCATTAACCTTATCTTCTGGAACAATGTTATAGCTCTTAAGTATCTCAATACTTTGTTCTTTTCTTAATTTACTTTTACCTTTAATAAGGTGATAACCGCACCACATTGAATTGCTTATATCAACATAGCCAATGTTATGACGGTTACGCATAACTCCTAAGAACGAACCGTTAGCTCTAATCAATGAGATGTTACCCTTAGACTTGAACGTGATAATAGGCTCTTCAATATAAATAAAACAATCAAATAAGTTATAATGCTCAATAATTTCTGTTATGCCGTCAGCTATAATCTTGGCACGTTCCAAAGGGTCTTTACTTTTACCACCAGCTATTGAACCAACTACATACTCATTTGTTAAAGGGTTACGAAATGCATAACCAGTATTAGAAGTGCTAAAGTCAATAGCTAAGGCTTTTCTCATAAATCAGAACTCAATTCAACATAAAGTTCTTTGCTTAGTTCTCCGATATCAAATAAGTGCTTAATATAGTGTTCGTACTCAATTGGAGTTAATACTTCTTTTTGTGCTAAAATATGTTCTTTATTCATTTCTTTATTCTCCCTTAAAAATTAAAGCTGTATCAAGATTAATCAAACCACATTCCACAGCATTAAGTAAGAACTCGTTAAAGTCAACTTTTGACAATGTTTCTTGCTTAAATAATAGCTGTTCTTCTGTCATTTGCTTTCCTCTCTTAACTTCTGTATTTATTATAGCATATCCACTTTTCAGGTTTGGTTTATCCTCTGTTATGTAAGCTATGATTGACTTTGTAGGCATTTTATGTTATACTCTTTATAGGAGGTAATCAATGGCTAGAGATAAATATCTAATGTACTTACGACAGCAAGAGTATAAAAAGCGTATTATAATTAAAGTAGATAATACAAGAATTAGAATGAACAGAGAATACATGAACCAGCCAGAAGTAGACAAAGAAACATTAGAACTATGGAATAGCCAACCACCAATATACTTTGACTTAAAAAAATAATTGCCACCTTAGTGGCTTTTGTTTCACGCTTGACCGCAATTTAACTAAAAGTGGCAGAATGTAAGTGCATTGAGTGTCCTGTTTGTAAAGTATGGTATCAGTAAGCACAATGTCTTTCTTGTTTGATTGATTAGGTGATTTATAACTTAGAGCTTTCCAACTCGTAAAAAAAGAATTATTAGTTAAAGATGTAAATACACAAGAAAAATAAAATGTACGGAAAAATAATTATTAGTGTCCAAAATTAAAGATTAATATATTCTACTACGTTTTTTTTGCACATTAAATAATGGCTAAAACCGAACAATAAATGTCAATAAATATGTACAAGCATAAAAACAATAGTTATTTCTGAACAATATTATTATTCTTGACAAGTCTAAAATAAAAGTATATAATTAATTTATCATCAAGAAAGGAGATAAAAACATGGCTAGACCTAAACAAGAATTTTGTTCTAATTGTAACGGGGAAAACCCAAAATGTAAATATAAAGAGACTGGTCGTAAATGTCGTGTTGGTAAAGCTAAAGGTAAAGCTAAAGGTAAGGCAATTTCAAAAGAAACAGTAGAAAAAAGAGAAAAGAATGACCAACTTCTTGGAGACTTTCAAACAGATTACTTGAATTTTATGTATGATAGAGCATTTAAATACTCAATAAACAAAGAAACAAATAAAGTTGAGTATGAACAAAAGTTTTATACAGTTTATTCTTTTGAAAGATATTTAAACAACATTAATCAAAAATCACTGGCAAGTTGGGCTAGAAGAAAATATGGAGAAAATATGAAAAACTTTAACACAAAAACAGATAAAATTGCATTTGATGAATATGAAAAATTCATTTATAGAAAAACTTATGGAAAAAAAGATGACGCTATAAGAGAAAAATTAAATAACGAACAACCCAAAACAACGGATGAAATAGAAGAACTTCGTCTTAAGCAAGAACAAACTTTTAAAGATATTACTAGAACTCAATCATTAGAAGAGGCGAACGAAATAGCTGATGAAATAGAACGCAAACTTAAAGAATGTGATTTAAAAAGCATGACAGACGAAGAAGCCTTAAAAGAAATTGCTGACTTAGCTAACGAAATTGATTTATCTTGGTTCAAATAATATCTAAGATTTGATATTATGGTATAAGAAAAGGATAATAGATGAAAAGTATAACTATATTACAGATTATTTTTGATGTAATTCTAATAGCTTTATTTGCATATTCAGGCTTTACTGGTGAAGTCATTGATTTAATTGTTGCTTTATTATGGTTCATTTGCTTATGGCTACATATTTATGAACTTAATGGGTTTAAGGCTTGACTTTTCAAGTCTTTTTTGCTATTATATACTAAAGGAGAAATAAATGACTAAAAGAAAAGTAATTTATGTTTATGGCGGTGGAGAATGTTGGTTATTAGCTCCAAGTGATTCTTTAATGCTTTACCATGATGATATTTATGGAGATACTTATGAAAATAAAAAAGATTATTGGAAATTAGTAGAATCAGAACCAACGGAGGTAACTAGTGACTAGCCTATTTGATAAAGTAAGCACAGCTAAAGAACTTAAAGAATCAGAAGACTTTTCAGGCGGTTTGCTTTGGAATGTACAAGATATTTTGCCTAAAGGTTCACTCGGTCTTATAACAGGTAGCGAGAAGAGTATGAAGTCCTCACTAGCGCAAGACTTAGCACAAGCCATGGCACTTGGAGAGCCGTTCGCTGGCAGAGAAACAACTAAAACTAACGTGTTATTTATTCAGAACGAGAATAGCAGACTGACAGAACATCAACGCTTGAAAGGTTCAAGAAGAGATAGTCCTGATAACTTATATTTCTTACATGGTGGAGCTTTCAAACTTGATACATGGAAATATGACAGCCAAGGGAAAAAGCACAATGTAGGGCTTAGAGAGCTATATAACTTCATACTAGAAAAAGATATTGGGCTTGTTATCTTAGACCCTCTAAAAGACTTGTTAGATGACAACGATATAATCAACGCAAACCAACCAATGGCAGAAGTCCTAAGAGGAATCACTAGCCTTAGAAATACTTTAGATATGAAGCACGACAAGTATGTAACGTTTATGATTGTGGCACATGCTAGAAAACAAGCTGGCGAACAGTCTTTAACAGAACGTGATTTTCGTATCATTCCAAGTCATATATTAGGAGCTACAACTATTCCATCTTGGTACGAGATAGCTTTTACTATGTCGCCAAAAATTAATAGTAAGACTAAAAACAGATATTCTATCATGAAAGTATTTGCTAGAAACTTTGCATTTAATAATGAGATTCTTTGGGGATATGTTGGCTCGGCTTTTACATCAATCGAACAAGATAAAAAAGAGCCTGATAGCGAACTAGTTGAAAAAGTAAAGGCTGAAACAGAAAATGAAGTTACAAAAGAATCGGCACAGGCTTTCTTAGACTTAGCTAAAGAGCAAGGTAAAGTAATAGAAAATGATTAATTACGAAAACAAGGCGATTAATTTGCATGTAGAAGTTTATGGCTGGTTATATCGTGCATTAGATGAAATGGTAAAAGCAGAATGGCACAATGACGAGCTTTTCAAAGTATGGATTGGTCGTGCTGAATTTCTAGTCAGACAGTCGAAAAAATTGCATACAGCTTGCGAAAATGATTATTCTAAGCGTGCATTAGTTAGAGCATTGCAATTAAAAGCAGAAATAAATAAAAAAATAACATCTAATGCTTTACAATAGTAAATAATTTTGATATAATAGTATATATAGAAATAAAGGAGAACTAACAAATGGTAGTTAAATTAACACAAGAACAAGCTGATTTTCTTAAAACATTTGTCTGTAATGATAGAGCTTTCCATTATATCAGTCGGTATGGTTGGAACCATTATCTTAAAGACGGTAATGGAAAATGTTATGAAAAAGGCGAAAAAGAACCATTTACTCTTGATGAAAAAGGAAAAATGTTAGACGCTGTTATTAATGGTTATGAAGTTATTGTTCCTAAATTTAAGTTTTATAACTTTTCTGATAAGACTAGGTTTGCACCTTTATATTATGCTGGAGAAGAAGAATTAACTAGTGATAAAGAATTTGCAAAAGAGGTTGAAGAAGATAGCGAAGAATATGTAGCTTTGAAACTTTTAGGTTTTATTAAAGAAGAAGTATGATAACATCTTTTGAATCTCTAGCTGAAAGGCGATTTATAGCCCTCAATTATCACAAAAAGGATAGTCAGCAGTACATCAACAGCTTAAATTATTTTGAATATGCTAGAATATACTTCGAGAAAAATGGCTTTCCAGAAGATAACAGACGAGTTTATCAAAGTGGCAAGCGAAAAGGTCAAAAGGTTGGCTGGTCTGATAAAGAGGAAAAACAGCAGAAAGAAGATATTAGAAATTTCATTTATGGAAAGCAATTACAAAAGTTTAAAGGCAGAAGAAAAAGCTAGTAAACATTATGCTAGAAGCGTCAGAAAGTTGTCTAAAGAGCTCGAAGAGATGAACGAAACAAAGTATAGGGCAGAACCTAACGAGTGCCTGTATGGTTTAATAAATGACTTGTGGAATTATCGAGAAAAAGGTTGGATCCTGCCAATGCTTAAATATTATATCGAAATTACAAGACAAGGGAACGTATTTATCGTGGAAAGGGGAGAAAATGAGCGAAGTTGAAACTTTTGTTAAAATTGAGGGTTTTGAAAAATATGAAGTGTCTAATCTAGGTAAAGTTAGAAATATAAAAAGTGGTAGAATACTTAAACCTTCTCTTGGGAACAATGGATATTTAATGCATCAATTATCTGAACATAATAAAAGGAAAAGTCTGCTTATGCATAGAATTATAGCAACTGCTTTTATAGACAACCCCGAAGAAAAGCCTCAAGTTAACCATATTGACGAAAATAAGTTAAATAATGATTTAAGTAACCTTGAATGGTGCACTGAAAGAGAAAACGTCATACATGGCACTAGAACAAAAAGGGTTGCTGAAAAACTATCCAAAAAAGTTATTCAATTAGACTTAAACGATAATATATTAAATGAATTTGAATCAATGGTACAAGCAGAACAAGAAACAGGAGTTTCAACCGGAAATATAAGCAGTTGTTGCAGTGGAAAAACAAAAAGTGCTGGTGGATTTAAGTGGAGGAAAAAGTAGAAAGAGGAGAAAATGGAAACAATTAATATTAAATTTGATGAAAAACAGCTTGAGGAAGTTGTGAAAAAAGTTACTGAAGAACTTAAAAAAACGAAACCTAACTTTTATGAGCTTTCAGATATAAAGCAGGAAGAGAAAAGCAAAAAGCGCAGGAGAATATAAGTGGAGGAAAAAATGAGCGTATTTGAACAACTTAATGCAATTAATGTAAATAGTAAAGTCGAACAAAAAAAGACAGGTAAAACTTCTCTAAGTTATCTATCTTGGTCTTGGGCTTGGGCTGAATTTAAAAAAGTTTGTCCTACTGCTACTTACGAGATTAAAAAATTTGATGACGGTAAAGGGAAATTAGTTCCTTATTTATATGATAATTCTTTAGGCATTATGGCATTCACTTCTGTTACGGTTGATGATATCACACATGAAATGTGGTTACCAGTAATGGACGGAGCTAATAAGGCAATGAAGTTTGAATCTTATACTTATAAGACTAAGTTCGGAGAAAAAACTGTTGAACCAGCTTCAATGTTTGATGTAAATAAAACCATTATGCGTTGTTTAGTTAAAAATTTAGCTATGTTTGGACTTGGTTTATACATATATTCAGGCGAAGACCTCCCTGACTTGACAGAAGAACAGAAAGAACTTGAAGCAGAAAAACAACGACTTAGAGAGATTCAGCCACTTATAAAACGAGCTGAACAACTAGGATACCAAAATATTGACAGCTTGAAAGATAAGACTAAAAAAGAAATTACTGACATCATGACAATTTGGTTAGCACAGCAAGAAGCAGAAAAAGGGGAATAATAAATGGCAATCATCACAGTAACAGCACAAGCGAACGAAAAAAATACACGTACAGTAAACACAGCAAAAGGCGATAAGAAAATTATTTCAGTCCCATTATTTGAAAAAGAAAAGGGATCTAACGTAAAAGTCGCATACGGTTCGGCTTTCTTGCCTGACTTCATTCAATTAGGCGACACCGTAACGGTCAGTGGACGTGTACAAGCTAAGGAATCAGGCGAATACGTAAATTATAACTTTGTTTTCCCTACGGTTGAAAAAGTGTTTATCCCTAATGATAACAATAGTCAAGCACAAGCTAAACAGGACTTATTTGGTGGTTCTGAACCGATTGAAGTTAACACGGAAGATCTTCCTTTTTGATAGAAAGTCGGTTTCATGTACACAGCAGAAGAAAAAGAGAAAATTATCGACATCGTTGATAAAATGAGCTTACTTAAACAAGACTTTGACGGAACTTTCACTTGGATCAAGGATAACGTATCAATGCCATTTGACTTTGATGGAGAACAGCAATTTATATCAGACTTGAAACAACTAGTTAAAATTAATGCTTTGAAGTTTGGTAAAATATATGAAGGAGTATTAAATTGACAACATTAAGAGAACTGCACAAAAAACTTAAAATCAAACAAACGCTTGACAACTACGTACGAAACACAAATAAAAAATATAAGTATAATCTTGTAGCTGATGAAATTCTTGGCGAGGGAATGGCTAAACTGATTGAGATTAACACGCAGGGAAAACTTGGACGGCATGCACAGCAAATTGCTTACATCAACCATAACTTGAGCTTACAGCGACAAAAGGAGCAACTGGAACAAGCTAACGAACGACTTGCTAAACGTGCAGAGAAGGCCCAAAAATTGCTTGACACGGAGCTTCTGAAAGATAGCTACATCGAAACACTTGAAATGTTTAGTAAATTCAATTCAGCAAAATATAATATGTGGGACGAACCAGAAACTCCAACTAAAGTGATTGAGTTCATGGAAAAAAACGGTGTGAAGCAAGGGAAATGGCTACGACCTGAAGGAGTTGACGCTTGGTTCAAAGAACGAATCATCTGGTTCAAGAATAAATTAAAATAACAATAATTATAAGAATGAAAGTTTATGCTTGACAGTATGAACTTTTTTTGATATACTTAATATATCGAGTTAAGGAAAGAGGAAAAATGATGAAATTTTATAATAAATGTGTATGTTGTGGAGAAAAAATAGAAGTATTTCCAGAAGCATACGACTGCTTGGAAGACTTAGATGTGCCTATGGTTTGTTCAGAAGAATGTAATGAAAAAATGAATAATATTATAAAGTGCACTCATTGTAATAGCAAAAATGTGATTAGTTGTGACTACAACGATGACTATGTGTTATTTGAATGCCAAGATTGTAGAAAGGCTTTTGCAGTAAAAGATAATAATCATTTGGATTACATCATACAAATAAAGGAAGTTTAAATGGACTTATAGCACAAAATAGATTGAAACTTTAGGCTTGACAGCTTAGAGTTTTTTTGATACAATGATTTCAACAAATGAAAGAGAGATAAATAAATGAGATACAAAAAAATAGATAATTTAATAGTCCTTGAAAACGGAAAAATTTATATAGAAATGAAAAACAAATGTAAATTAACTGGGTTAACAAAATCAAAAAATGGTTATTTAATAATACGCGTAAAAGGGAAACGTATGTATGTTCATAGACTTGTTATGTTGGCTTTTCATGGTAAGTCTGATTTAACTGTTGATCATTTAAATATGAATAAACAAGATAACAGACTTGAAAACCTTGAATATGTAACTGTCGTAGAAAATACAAAACGCGCTCTTGGTATTAAAGTAAAATGGAATAGAAAGGAATTTAGAAGCTTCAGCGATTTATCTAGATACGTTGGAGTTGCCAATTCAACAGCTTGGGCATGTTATAACAAAGGTTATAAACTAAAAGGGCATATAATAGAGGTTATAAAGTGAATTTAATACAATGCGTAACCTGTGGGGCTTCAAGTATTACTAATGGTAAATGTGATTATTGCGGTAATCATTATGAAACGGAAACTATTTTTGAGGAGCAAAAAGAACAAGAAACAACTTATACAGAACTTAGGTTCCAAGAAACTAAAACAGGTAAACTAATACTAAAAATCATGATCTATACTTTAGTTTCTATTGTTTGGCTTGCAGTAACTGTATTTATTCCGCCATTATTTATAATAACAATTATTTTATTAGTGGTTTATGGAAGTTATTGCTTGATAAATAAAAAGAAATAGATTATAATAGCATATATGAGTAAAGGAAAAATACAAATGGATATTGTAAACAAAACAGTTGAAAAACTCCAAGAAGAACTAGAGAGTTGTATTCAAACATTGATTAAAGCAAGCGTAGCAGCAAATATCACTCAAGATATTGTTGTTGGAAACCTTGTAGACAGAAAGCTTGTGGACCTAGCTAAAACCAATAAACTTGCAGTTGATTATATCGAAAAAGTGACTGGAAAGGATATTGATGTTGTAATGGCCGAGAATGTAGCACTTGAAGAGGAGGAATAATGAAAAGAAAATATTTTAATGACAAAAGATATTGCCACTGCTTCGATGTACCAACGAGTGACGGCTTAGGAGTTTGCAAAGATTGTAGAGGATACACAAATATCTGTTATAGTTGCGATCGCTGTTTGCACTGCTGGTTTACATCGCAGATTGAACTGTTTACTGAATATGATGAACCTAAGTTGCTAGAACTTATAGAAAACTGGAATAAATTTTACCAAATTAGAAAGACAAAGAACAGTTAATGTTTGACAAAGTAAAAGTAATTTGATAGAATAGAGTTATAAATAGAGGAGGACAAAATGAAAGATACAGTAAAAACTTTAATGATAGTTGTAGGTGTCGGCTTTACACTTATCGCTATCACTTGGATAGGTATGCTTGCGACGTTGCTTATTGCATGGCTTGGAGGTAACATCTAATGAATTTTAAAGAAAATAAGCACTATGCCAATGAATACGGTGTGGAACTTAACGAATACTTGAAACATAATTTTAACTACGAAGAGCTTGTAGGGTGGTATACAATGCAGGTATTAAAGTATCTAGTAAGAGCTGGCAAGAAAGAGGGTGAAAGCTACGATAAGGACCGTAACAAGGCTTTAGACTATGCAGGAGAACTAGCTGGCTTAAGTAACGATAATGAGCTTACAGAGTATACTACTGACGACATTATGGGCTTTATACAAGAACTAGCTGATGATTTTGAACGCTGGGAAGGAATAAAATAATTAAAAAGAGTTAATGTTTGACAGCATTAGCTTTTTTTTTGATACAATGGCATTATAGAAATTAAGGAGACGCAAATGGAAAAATACAATGTTAAGCTGATGAACAACAAAAAAGGATATTTGAATTCTTTTAAAAATGAGCTAGGGGAAAAGTTCATCTTCCTAGGGTTCAAAGAAGAAAGAAATAACTTCAAGTCAGAGTTCACAAAAGAAGAGATAAAAGCGATTGATGAAAGATATTTGCATTTCATTGAAGAGGTTTAAAGTTTATTCTTGACAAACATAAGATAATTTGATAATATTGTCTTATAGAAAGGTGGTTAAATAATGGCAATGCGAAAGGATAGGGAAATAGTAGCTTATAACCCTATTACAGAAGAAGAACTACACTTTAGCTGTAAAGCTCAATGTGCTAAGTATTTCGGACTTAAAGCTAATACAGTCATCAAGTGGTTTGATATTGGTAGACCTATAATTGAACTGCTAAGAGAGCAAGATAATAAGCAGGTAGCAATTGAAAAGCAAGATAAGCTAAAAGGCTTTGAATTATTTACGATAAATGAATGGAGTGTTTTTGATAATTAATTACGAAGACATGAAAATAGAAAGTTTTGGTGAAAAAACAAATGAAATTATTTAACAGAAAACCTAAGGACAAAATTAAAGTAGCAACAGCATTTACATTAAAAGGATTAACAAAACAAGTAATTCAATTAGAACAAAAAGGGTTTATTAAACAAGGAGAAATCCAAAGCGCTATGTTTGACGGAACGATTGTGACTTATAAGCAAGCAATGATCAAGAAAGCTAGTGAATAATATGTGTAAGAAACGCAAATACACAAAAATGGGCGCTTTATACTCAATAGCTAATGCCCAGCATAGGAAAAATAAAGATGATAAAATACCAGTTAGATCTTATTATTGCAAACGGTGCTCATGTTATCACTTATCAAGCCAGCAAAGGCTAAACATCAAGACAGGAGTAATTGGATAATGAAAGATGAATTTACATACTATACAGTAACTTGGATATGGGAAAAAGAAATTAAATCACGTAAGTTTTATAATAAAAAAGAGGCTTTAAAATGGAATGAATTGCTTCCAGAAGAACAAAGATATGAAGTTAAAAAGCATACAGAAATAATTGAGGTTATAGCATAATGACAAATGAAGAATTGTATGAAAGAATTAATAGCATGCTAAAAGAGCAAGGTGTCGGAATAAATCAGTTTGAATCAAAAGTTAAAGCTGAAACAGGTAAATATCCTAACTTAAAAATGACTAAATCACGTTTGAGCTTACCGAATACCGTAGCATTCCCTTATCTTACTATGTTTTTCAATGATGATGAAATGCACGAACTTACCCTTAAAAAGATTGATAGCGTAGGAGATAACGGAGAAGCATTTGACTTACTAGATGAGATATTGTCTAGTTTAGAACCAAGTAAAGAGTATCTATATAAGCAACGATTGAAACGTAAAATGCAAAGGGAGGTAGTAAGATAATATTACATAAGTATACAAGTAAGATTAATAGTTCAAAATATCCACGGTCAACAGCTAGAAAGATTGCTAACGACTTGAACAAAAAAGACACTTTTAATAATTATCTAGTCAGCTTTGAGTTAGGTTCTAAACGGTATATTATTGAAAAATTTGAAATTAGAGGAATGAATAGATGAAGCGTTATTACGTAGAAGAAGATGACAATGGCAAAGAAATTAAGCGAAAACTTACAACTTTTGCTAATGACGACTTAACACAGCTTTCAGATGATGAACTAGAAACATTATATTATGAATCATCGGCTCAATTTTTAGCTAAAGCAATGCACTTTATGAAGATTGAGAATGAACTGTTTTCAAGAAAGAATGTAATTGTAAGTGATGAAATTCTAATAAATACTGGCAATAATATTATTGAAGCCATTAATCAGGTAAGCAATTGAAACATAGAAAAGAGTATAGCATGAAAAAAGAAGCACAAGACGCACAATGGTTTATTTTAAAATTAATCGGTAGTCACTTAGAACAAATGGCTGTACATGAATTGAAAATTAATGATGTTAATTCTAAAACTTCAATAGACTTATGGAACTATTATAAGTTATGGAATGAAGAACTAGAACAATTATACAAACAAAATAGTTTTTATATTAAAAATGGCGAATATGATAAAGTTGAAACGCCAGAACGACAAGAACCGCCAAAATTTTAAGAAAAGAGCATGACATGAAATATGAGATTTGGTATAGCGCAATAGATGGAGATTATTATAAAACAAGCAACACGCTAGAAGAAGCAAATAATGATTTTGCGTTTGTATTAACAATGTATAGACTTGTTCCTTTATTTGAAATGCGTTTAATTGAAATTGATTCACAGGGCGAATATAAAGTTATTAAGTCATTTAAAAATATGAAAGCAAATAATAAAGACATAGTTATGGCGAAAGCATATTATAATTCACGTACACGTAAAGGAGAATAATTATCTTTATTTTAACAGACGATACAATTAGAAGTATTGTACTAATTCAGCAAGCTCATAAAAGGGCAAATAACAACTTTAATGATATTGTGGCACAATTATATCAACAAGAGTTTAAAACGCAAGAGAAAGCAAAATATGAGCATATAAGGCAAGCTAAGGAGAAAGCACTTGAAGAACAACGAATTAGTGAAGAAAATAAACGAAGAGTTGAAGCTGAAAAACAAGCCGAATCTGACAGAATCTCAAGAGAACATGATAAGACAACTGAACAACCTGACACCGAAAGGACGCAAGAAGTTAGCGATGAAAATGAAAATGAGAGAGGTGTACCAAACACAGCAACTAGTGACACTATTGGAAGTGATTGGTCTAGCGTAAGTCCAGAAATAGCTGCGAATTATTTGGCAAGCAAGACAGGAGTAAGTGCTGGTAAATGGCTTGATGTTATTTATAAGGAGTCGAGTGGAAACCCTTATGTTGAAAATGAGTTATCATGCTGGGGACTATTACAGATAATGCAAAGCGTGCATGGGCAGGTATCTAACTTAAGTCCACAAGATTATTTAGACAAAGCAGTAAGTATATATCAAGGTTCAGGCGGTACAGCTTGGGTGACTTGGTAAAAAATAAAAACAAAATAAATTAATTAAAAATAGAAAGTAGGTATATCCTCTTTAAAATATGCTCAATTACAAAAGAAAAACAGCTATAAAGCTGTCTTTTTTTATTTTATAGTTTAGTTGCGTTTGGTCCAAATTCAGCGTCTAGTTCCACTTGTAACATGGTATCTTTAGGCAGATTAAGTTTACCCCATTTGTTTTGATAGTTTTCTAACATGCGTGTAGATCGTACATAGCGTACTGATACTCCATTTGAAACATAGTAGCGTTTTGTGTCTGTACAATAAATAAGATACATTTCGATTTCCTTTTCGTTTTGTTTGCTTTCAGTTTTCCCTGTAAGGCGTTTGTTTAGTTCTGTGATAAAGTATGAGCGACAGCTTTCTAAAGTGCCACCGTGGACTTCTACTGACCGTCTAGGGCATGAAGTAGATGATAGTTCTTGATGTAACTTGACTGTATCACGATTAGGTGTTAAGCCCCATTGTTTCATGTACTTAGCTACATCGTCAAGTACCGCTTGTTCGTTCCTTAAGAACTGGTTTAAGTCGCCTTCTGATTGGCATACTTCCCAGCTGGCATAGTTTGCGTTACCGTATGAGTTAGCACAATGCCATGCCATATTAGAGAAGTCAGAAGCCTGTAAACGTCCGTCAGAAGCGATATAGACATGAGCAAAACCATTTTCAGGGTTATGTGTAGGTAGCCAACTATTATAGAAACCAGTGTTAGCACCATTTGAGCCTGCGTCATTGTGAATCACAACCCCAGTAGGGTTATGACCACGAACGCCAGCATTAGTTATATTCATTCTTTTTTATCCTCCGTTTGTTCGTTCTCTACATCTGGAATGTTTACACCATTCTTTTTCATAAGTTTAACCAAACCGTCAAACATAGGGCTAATTTTTGCGATTAAGTAAATAAATTGTCCTACGAAGTACAACAAAGCTACATTAATCACTGTTTTAGCGATATCAGAAGTTGAGGGTGTTTGTGTAAAGTAGAAGACTGCATATAAAACCCATAGCGCGAAGACTACCGTCAAATCAATTACAAGTCTACGTTTGAAAGGTGGGTTCATTGCTTCTCCATCTTTAACCCATGTAGCGAACAAAATCGCTAAAATTAAGATAGTTATTAAAATCATTTTTGTTACCATTATACTTTACTTTCTAATTTATACGTTTCCAAATATAAGCTGCCTCGAATGGTTGCCAGTTATTATGATTAGTGTTATCTCCAACTATGACTCCGCCGTTTTCTGTATCCATAGCATAAGAATTACTTGGAGCTCCACCAGAAGACCAGTGCCAGTTTCCTGCCCCACGAGCGACAACAAACTGTCCACTTGAAGGAGTTATTGTGTGTTGTGACAACGGATTTGTTGAGCCACCTTGTTTGCCACCGCTAGATAAAGCTGAATCTGATTCATCAACCCCAACTAACCCACGACCTTTAACTCTTGACCAAGTCCCAAATCCAAACAATGTAGCTGGTTCAGTTGGTTGCGAACTAAAGTAATATGCTCCAACTGGATAAAATTTTTCTATAATACTGCTTCCTGACGGTTTTGTGACTGCACTTACTCCCATTGCATTTGTTGTAACAACTTCAATACACTTTTTAAGAACTCCGACACCTGTATTGATGTCAACTTGATTTGAGTTATTAGAACTTTCTACGCTCATCGTCACTGGATTTGTAGCATTAGAAATGTCTATATTTGCATGGACAAAGTTAGTAGCATTTGAATTTAAGGCTACTGCTTCATCATAAAGCTCAAAATATCTTCCGCCAACTAATAAACTTGTGTTTGTATAAATTCTATTGAGAGCTGTATTTATAGGCGTTTCCCAATGCCTTAGTGAGAATTGCGAATAGTCTTTTTCAGAAAGTAACATGTACAGTTTTGCGTCAGCATTTGCGGAAACTGGAAATTCTGTACCGTTTGGACTGAAAAACGTGAATTTTTTAATTGTCATTTTTTACCTTTCTTGAAATTATCTTTGCTTTATCTAAAACCGGGTTATCAGTAATTGATAATTCTAATAATCTAAATTTTCTACCCCCATACGGATAACCACCAATTGATACAAATTGGCCGACTTCGTATAAGAGCGTAGTTTCGATTCTAAGCGAGTTTTCGCTATTATAATATACTTTACCAGATAAAAGTTCTAAGTGGTCTTTACGTAGCTCTCTGTACCCTGTGAAGCTATCTATTCTATATTTGTCTCCGTAAGTAGCTACATACTCATATAACATTTGGTTTGTCTCCACTTTCTACAAAAATAAGTCTATCATTGAACTCTGTTTTAACTCTATCTGCTATATACCCTGAATACAGTTTACCGTCATACCATATATCTACCAAGTCATTAACATATAAAGGCAAAAGCTCATTTTGATTAAAGATTAATCTTGTGACGATTGTAGAGGGCGAAACTTCTGCTTTAATGGTTGAGATATCTGGTGGGTTTCCGTGGTCATCTCTATCATAAAACAATGTTTTAGCTGTTCTTACTTCTGGCAAGTCTGTTCCGTCTCCGCCATAATTACTATAGTCAATGACATCTCCATTATTTTTTGCTGTGTACATTTTAGGAGGGTCTGTATAGTCGTCTGTTGCCTTATTTTTAACAAACACAACAGCAAAATTATAAGCCGAACGTTCTGTTATTGTTTCCGTGTCCATTGTCACGCTTTGCTTAATATCTACCCTTGTCGTGATTCTATTTCTATTCCAGCTTCTTGAAGCAAAGTTAATGAATAACAAGTTTCTAGGGTCTGTTTCAGATGAAGCATGTTGAATTGTCGTAGTTGGTTGAAATTGAACCTTTGAAAATATCCTTTTTGCTACGTCATGAGCCGATGAAGTTTCTGCTTTACGGTTGATTGTCGCCTTTCCTTCAAAGATAGTTGAATTAAAGAAATAACCATAGCTCATTAAATTATTTTTACGAGGGTCAATTAAATAATCAATGATAGCAAAGTTTGTCGTTTTAGTTATTGCGTTCGGAACGTCAAGGGTTTCAATCATTGCCCAAAAATAGTTCTTTAATGTAGCTTTATTACTTTCATCTACATCTGTGACAAGGTAAACCATATCTAAGTTAAGTTTTCTCTTTTGACCTAGAGCCTCCTCAATTGGAACAACTTCAGGAAAAAGAATTTGAACAATATCTCCAACTTCTACCGAAACGGTCAATGTAGCTGATGAAGTGTAAAGATAGCCCGTTTCCCACAGTTCATAGTTAATAACTTGACATCTTGCTTTAGGTATCGGCAACCCTCTTTTTTCTTTTTTACCATTAGGAAGGCTAAAATCAGATATATTATAGTAGTTCGGATTAAAGTTATCATAAACATTAGCTTCTAACATTAAACGAAGTCCGCCTTTCTCTTGATTTTAAACTCTGCCTTAGTTAAATTGATTAACTCCATTTGACCGTGTTCGATTATACGTGTTCTGTATCGTTCAAAGTCCATTACAGGGAACAAATTTAATGAAGTCGTTCCGTTCCAGCCTTGATAAATTTCATCATTTACATCTGTATTGATTAAAATATAATTCTGTACCTGTTCCGTCTTAAATACAATCGCAGTGTATTCATTTCCAATATCGTCTAAAAATCTAACTCCAGCAGGTGTTTTAGGAAGTTGCGGATATAATATCCCCATAAAACTAAATATTTCGTCTTTTATATCCCAGCGACTTAAACGTTCTATATTTGTTTCTCCATAATAAGTGTAAGAAGTTCCTTTGATATACTTATAGTCTCCTGGTGCTGTTCCACCATAAATTTTTGACTTGCCAGCGATAACTTTACCGTTTTGAATTTTATCAAAAGTTAAATTTTCGTAAGTATACCACTTTGTGATTATATCAAAAGTTATCTTTTCGCTGAAAGTTCCGTTCTTACCGTAACCCTCTGTCTTTGTGACATCTGCTAAAGCTAAATCAGCATACACCTGAAAAATCTCTGTTTGATATTCAAGTGTAACGAATTTTTTGCTAAGAATATCATTCACGAAGTCTTTCATTAACCGATAATTTTCTTCTAAACTTTCACCAAACGTTTCTAATTTAAACTCTATTTGAGGCTGTTTAATTGAGCGTGTCCCCATTACTCCAATACCATTACTTTGCCAGATATTATTAGTTGATTGTAACCCTAAATTAGAGGGCTGGTAAAATCTAACTTTTCCATTTGTAACGTCCCAAACTTTATCATCTGTTCCGTCTAAGTTAGTATGTATTTTGTACTGTCTTACCATTAAGCCCTCCCTAGTTCAAATTCTCGTCTGATTGCTCGTGCTAAGTTAGAAACATCTTGACCAGCACCGCCTTGTACGTTAAATGTGTTATATGTTCTATTATCGCTTGATACGCTATTAGTGCTTAAACCGTAACCGCTAGAAGATAAGTTGACATCTGTTAAGCCTACTACCATTGAGCCTTTGAACATTCCGCCAACTTTTTTTGCAACCCAATCAATTGAACCTTTGATATTATCAATTGTATTTTGTACACCACCTAGAACGTTATCTATTGTATTTTTTACTCCTCCAAATATATCACTAAAGAAGCCGCCAATACCATTAAATACATTTTTTATTGAGTTGTAAGCATTAGAAGCAAAATTTCCAAAAGCGTCGAACACTCCGCTAACTGCATTTTTAGCACCGTCAAATACTCTACCAAAGAAGCTACCGACTCCGTTAAATACATTTTTTATTGCATCCCAAGCTGAACCAGCAAATCCGCCAAGAGCGCTAAAGACATTTGCTACAACATTTCTAACACCATTAAATATGCCAGCGTAGAAACTTATAACAGTATTCCATATTGACTTAATTAATTCCCAAGCTGAACCAGCAAATCCGCCAAGAGCGCTAAATACCGTAGAAACTACCGAACTAACAGCGTTAAATATTCCACCAAAGAAGCCAGCTACTGCATTCCATACGCCAACCAGTACATTCCAAGCTGAACCAGCAAAGCCACCAATGGCACTGAATACTGTAGAAACTACTGAACTAACTGCGTCGAATATTCCACTAAAAAAGCCAGTTACTCCGCCCCATACAGATTGAATGCCACCAATAACAGTTGTCCATAGGGTAGTAAAGAATGTTGTTATTCCATTCCAAATGTTTTGGATACCTTGTACAATTCCGCTGAACCAATCAACTAAACCTTGCCAGATACCTTTCGCTCCGTCAACTGCTCCATTCCATATATCAGCAAACCATTGACCAATACCGCTAAAGAATGAAACTATACCGTCCCATGCACCCTTCAAGAAGTCCACGAAACTAGCCCAAGCCTTTTTCCCTGTTTCCGTTTGAGTGAAGAAGTATACCAAGCCAGCAACGACTGCTGCAATTGCTATACCAAGAAGTACAAATGGATTGACAGCCATTACAGCATTGAAAGCACCTTGTATAATTGAGCCAGCTTTAACAATCTTATTATATATCTCGTAAGCCTTAATGATTCCATTAATAACTTTCATAGCAACGAAAGCACCAGCTAAGGCAATTAAAGCCACCTTTATATTATCCATTGCTTCCTTGCTTTTACTAATTTTACCAATGAAGTCAGCAATTTTTTTCGTGATATCAGCGAACTTATTAGCAAGTGAAGATATTGTGTTTGCTACATCTTCAACAGAAGTCGAATTTTTTGAAGTAGATTCATCAACTCCAGCAAAAGATTTTATAAGGTTACCAATAATTCCAATTACCGAACCGAATGCACTTTTTAGATTATCCCATATAGCAGAAAATTGAGTTATCGTACCATTTTGTTGTAACTGTTTGAACAAGTCTTGGAAATACTTAACTACATTTTCTATAGCTTTACCAGCACCTTTGCCCCAATCGTCCATTTTATCAATTAAAGCATTGATAATAGGAGTTAAAGCCTCAAGTGTAGGAAGCAAGGCTTGCGATAAGTCTTCATTAAAACCAGACCAAGTGTCCCTTATAGTTTTTGTAGAACCGCTTGAACCGTCTGCTGCCTTTTGCATAGCCTTATCGAGCATATCCATTGAGACAGCACCAGCTTCAACAGCTTCATTGAATGAACCATACTGCTGTAATGAGGGGTTCATTTGCATAACAGTGTCTTTTAAAGAAGCACCAAGTGCGGTATTGTTATCTGTCAACTGATTAATATTTTCAGCTGTAACTTTTCCGGATGCTGACATCTGACCATAAGCCTGAACGACACCTTTAAGGTTTTCTCCAGTACCACCAAATGCTTGGTTAGCTTTTACTAACGCTTCTGTTTTGCTGACCGCTGTTTTAGCACTATCTCCTAAACCAATGAACGTTGTTGAAAGTTTTAAAGTATCTTCACTATTTGCGTTGGTATCTCTAGCGAGCTTCTGCATAGAATTGCTTACATAGTCAAAGTCTTGCCCATTGCCTTTAAACTTCATTGTGTTTTTCAAGGCAATCATGGCTGTCTGGGTGTCCATTGCGCCTGATACCCAGCCTTTTAAGCCATTGCTAACAGCACTAACAGCACTTGCACCAATTTGCCTAAATACACCTACAGCAATTTCTCTAAGACCGCTAAAGCGTGACTTCATGCCATCAATTCCGCTATTAACGCCTTTAGTGTCCATTTTAGCGTCAATGTCCCAAGAGCCTGAACTAATAGCGCCCTCTACTTGCTTTATTTCGCCCTCTAGCCTATTAGCTTGTGTTTCTGCTGTGCCTAAATCTCTAGTAAGTTGTAGCCATTTCTTTTGACCTGCTGACGTCCCTTTGTCAACCGTAGAAAGTTCTTCTTTTAATTTTGTTGCTTTGTCACGTGATAAGCCCAACTGCGTTTGTAAGTTCTTCTGCAATTGTGCCATTTTACTGGTATTTGTTGGGTCAAGTTTTAGAGCTTCACGTAAGTTTTTAGCTTCTCCTCTAAGCCCTGACATTGCGGTATTAACGCCTTTAAGTGAGTTCTCGAACTTCGTGGTATTACCATAT